CTTGTATTCCAATGGTACTGACACATTTTTTGGTGACAACAACCCAGCTGTAATTATGCAGAAGTGGGTGTCTGGTGCAGGTGTTGAGTTGTACTATGCTGATGTCAACGTATTTAAAACAACCACTACAGGTATTTTGTTTGGTTCCCAGATTGAGGGCCAGCTCATACATGACGGAACTGACCTATATATAGATAACACCCAAGATGCCGGGGAGATTATCTTACGTGTCAAAGATACCGGTATAGAAACTGCCCTGAGATGCATGCCAGGTGCAAGTGTTATTCTGTACTATAACAACATAGCTACGGTAAGAACCGGAAATGAGAATTTCCGTCCGGAAGCAGACAGTACTTTCACCCTTGGCACGAATTTATTTTGCTGGTCGAATGTGTATGCTGATACTGGTATATCTTCTTGTGCATCAGATCCTAAGTATAAAAAGTGGGTGCAGCAAACTACCATGGGCCTTGAGTTTATTAATGAGTTAGTACCAATTGCTTTTAAGTACAACACAGAAGGCAAGAGGCCTAAGAACCACCTACGAGTATATCAAGGTTTTAATGCTGAGGATGTTGAAACTGTTCTTGGCAACCTTGGCTACACGTATGAGGATTTTGGTGGATTAGAGGAATCTTTTGATGAGGATGGAGACAGGTGGTTACACCTAAAGTATGATCAATTCATTGGTCCACTTGTCAAGGCTGTACAGGAGCTATCTGAAAAGGTTGCCACACTGGAAGCTAATCAAGCAACTAACAACTAACAAACTTAACAAGAAGGGGGATTTTTACTATGGAAGAGATCAAAAAAGTAGTTGGCCATTTACTGGCAAATTTTACGAAGGAAGAGATGGGCAACCGAGTGACAAACAACAACATGATGGCACTGACTATGCAGATAGGTCAGGCTCTTGATGGTCAGATCACACTAAAGAAACCTGAGGGTAAAGCCACTGAGGAGAAGAAACCCGAATGAAAATAGAATTTGAGCAAGGTCGAATAAGTATTCAGTCTAATGCTGCTGAGTGGGGTCCTTTTAGTTTTGACTTTACTGATGCCCTCCCAGCAGATAAGGTTCTAACATTAGCCACTGTCAAGTCATATCTCGGCCGGGTGAAGCCAGATGACAGTGACGACTTGGCATCTGAAACAGAAACTACATCAGAGTTAATTGGCACAACTGCTGTTGCATCCGACACCGTAGTTACGGTCCAGTTCAACCGACCGACAACAGAGGCTTGGATTAACGTCAGTCATACACTTGTCTTTAACTTCACTATAACTGGTGGTGGCACACACAGTGCATTCTACTACCGGGTGGAAGTTTTATAACTATATAGATGGAAGGATCTATGTATGGATTGGGAATTAGAGTACGTTGCAAATGACACCTTTGCCCAGGTACATCAGGCAGAAGAGAAGTACATGTTTATTAGAGGATCTGTTGGATCAGGTAAGTCATCTGGGTGTATCCTCCACTGCTTTTTGAATGCATTGGAGCAGGCACCGGATATCAATGGTGTCAGACGATCGAGATATGGTATACTTCGTGCTACCTATCCCAACCTTAAGTCCACAACCGTTGAGTCTTGGAAGGAATGGTTTGGCCCCACGATTAAGATAGTATACGACATACCTATTCGTGGGTCTGTACGAATGAACCACCCCGACGGTCGGACTACTGTAGAGATGGACTTAGTCTTCTTGGCTCTTGATAGAGAGGAGGACGTTATTAAGTTGCAGTCACTGCAGCTCGTCGGTGCACACCTCAATGAAACTGCAGAGATTCCAAGGGGAGTCTTTCAGATGTTGAAGTCCCGGGTCAATCGATACCCCAAGATGTTTCGGGTACACCCTGACTACCGAGACGAGTTTAAGCACATGGAGAATATACACGGCAAGGTTGGAGCCGTAGACCCGTTTATCATATCGGATTATAACTCCATCCCTACCGAGCATTGGCTTTACAAGATAGCTGAGGAAGAGAGACCGGCTAAGCACAGGTTCTGGGTTCAGCCGTCAGCACTACTTATGTGTGCCAAGCAGCAGGGCTTTGTTGAGGATGCCGGTGGAAACTGGTACAAGATAAATCCTTTTGCTGATAACCTCGAACATCTATCGGAGGATTACTATGTCGATCAAGTCCAGGGTGCTGACCCTGAATGGGTATCTGTTTTTGTTCTCAACAATTACGGGAACCTCAGGGGTGGAAAGCCTGTATACAAGATGTACGACGACAAAGTCCATTTTACGGATAAGCCATTCGAGATCTCCAAGGGCATCCCTATTGTTATTGGTATGGACACCGGGCTTACCCCAGCTGCTGCTTTCACTCAATTTACCAGTTCTGGACAGTTTGTCATTTTTGATGAATTGGTTACAGAGGATTGTTCCATCCATGAATTTGCATACGACGTACTTTGGCCTCACATCAGAAACAACTATAAAGGATTCAAATTTGAGATTGTCCTTGATCCTGAAAATAAACGAGGCCAAACGGATAAGAAGACTGCTCGGGACATACTTATCAAAGCTGGGTTTCCAGTCTCGTTAGGTAGAACCAACAACCCAGCCCAACGGTTTGAGTCAGTTGTCTTCTTCCTTCGAAAGAAAGACGGTCTCGTATTAACATCCAAGTGCCCCAATCTCCGTAAAGGATTTCTGTCTGAGTTTAAATATGACAAGGTGTCCACCACGGTCAAGGGCACAACCTGGAAAGAGAAAGTGACAAAGAATATTTACTCCCACGTTCACGAAGGTCTGCAGTATGCTGCCATGGAATTTGTTCAGGGCAAAATCTTTCGGAAGAACGTTGCACGTAAACAAAAATATACCAAACCGGCCGACACTGTAGCCGGGTACTAACAAGGATAGGATATGCCAACTGACATAAACGAAAAGAAAGAGATGACCTCGACATTCAATAAGATCAAGGATGATCCTAAGGACGAAAGTCCGGAGGCCCAGGCTGAGAAGGAGGTTCAGGATCAGGCCCGTGCTATTACACTTGGCCCGTTTCAGACGTCTCTTGGCTCAGAGCTTGACGACGAATGGCAGAAGACAGAGGGTGAAAAGATATTCTCGGAAAGACGGATGCTTAGGGATTTACGTCAATACCGTGGCCAGTATGATCCTGAGATAGTTAAGCAGATCCATCCAAATAGATCAAAGGCCTTCATCCGATTGACCAGGACTAAGGTCAAAACCTTTGATGCCAGGATGATGGACATCCAGTTCCCGGCCAACGACGACAAGAACTGGGTCATACAGACTACACCTGTCCCAGAGCTTGATGGTCCGATCATGGAGCAGATTGCTGCCCAATTATTTGAAGCCAACAAAAAGGTTCCCTCCAGAGCAGAGATTGACGAGATAGTGTACAAGCAGGCTGATGCTGCTGCCACTGCTATGGAGAGGGAGATTGCCGATCAACTTGCTGAGTTTGACTACAGGTCTGTTATACGTAGTGTCATACACTCGGCTCACATATACGGCACTGGTGTTCTTAAAGGCCCCATGGTAAAAGAAGTAACATCTAAACGGTGGTATCGGGATAAGGCTGGAAGCTGGAAGCAGCTCGTCATAAAACGTATGGTCCCAATAGCACAGTGGGTTCCCATATGGGACATCTATCCTGACATGAGTGTCAAGGAGTTAAAGGATGCACGGTTTGTTTGGCAGAAGCACCTATTCAGTAAAAACAAGTTTGCTGTGCTGGCTAAACGTTCTGACTTCGACACCAAAGCTATTGAGGCATTTATTGCTGCCTACCCAGATGGTAATGCAAATTATAAGGACTACGAAGAACAGCTTCGTGACATGTCTACCAACACAGATGCCGAGGGAGATACCAATCCACCCAAACGGGAGCAGTATGAAGTTCACGAACGGTGGGGATTTCTTGATGTTGAGAAGGCTAAAGAGTTGGCACCGGATGTGACGGATAAGGTGTGGGCCATGATGGGTCCAGAAGTTGCTTGTAACACCTGGCAGGTTGAGGGTGTTATAATCAAAGCAATCCTCAGTCCTATTGAGGGTGCTATCTTACCTTACTACTTTTACTACTATGATAAAGATGAAACCAGTATATTTGGTGACGGCATACCACGGATCATGAGAGATCCTCAGATGCTGTACAATGCATCAATACGAGCAATGCTCGACAATGCTGCTATCAGTGCTGGTCCAATTATTGAGGCTAACATAGATCTCCTGGCCGACGGTGAAGATCCCCTTGAGTTGTATCCGTTCCGAGTGTTCCAAAGAACGGGTGAGGGACTTGAAGCTGGTCAGAAGGCTATACATGTAACGAAACTTCCCAGCTACACCAATGAGTTTCTTGGCCTGGTGGAGTTTTTCCAAGAGACAGCCGACGAGTCTACAACAATACCCAGAACCCTGCACGGTGGCCAGCAAAAATCTACTGGTGCCAACCAGACAGCTACGGGTATGTCAATGCTTATTGGTGCATCAAACATTACGTTGAAAGATCAGGTTCAGTTCTTTGACGACGGTGTTACTAAACCCTTTATCAAGTCGATGTACTTCTGGAACATGGAGTTCAACGGTAAGGAAACCATCAAGGGTGATTTTAATATTGTTGCCCGGGGAACCAAGTCACTCATTGCTAAGGAAGTCAAGATGGAGCAGATCAATCAGTTCCTACAGATCACTAACAATGACACAGATCTTCAATACATAAAACGTGACATACTGCTCAGAGAGCTGGCTGAGATCTTCGACCTTGATCGATTGGGTTTTGTTAGATCCGAAGCTGAGGTCCAGAACCGTCAGGCTCAGGATGCTGAGAGGGCTAAAGAGAATGATGATAGAGCAATCTTGCTTGAGGCAATGAAGGCTGAATCATCCGGTCACGTGCCTAATGCTGTAGAACGAACAGCCAAGATGTTTAACATTCAATTACCGGGTGCACCCCCGGCTGAGGGTTCGACACAAATAAGGGAGACACAATTAGGTGGTTAAGACAAGACAACAAGAACTCATCAATGACATGAAACGAAATACTGACAGCCAATCTTTTAGTAACCTCACTGAGTACCTTGAGTTGAGGATAAGCCTACAGAAGGATTCCCTGGTAAGTACCGTTGACATGGAAGAGATGAAAAGAATACAGGGCAGGGTACTTGAGATGCAAGAGTTTCTTAAGGCTCTGACCAGAAAGCCCGTTGTTGCTCAACAGCACACTGGTGCTTTCAATTAGGGGGAGTGGGCCGGTCACAACCGTCACCCAAACGTAAACATTTTTGAACGAGGGATATCCTATGAGGACCCCAGAGGAGGCATATTATGCCAAATGACAAACCAGAGTTAGATCAGTATCAGAAGGACAAGGAAGAGTTTTCGGATGCAGTTGACGACGTGTTAGGTGCAGACGAGGACAAGACCGACGAGGAAATTATTGCAGAGATGGATAAGAAGCAAGCAGCTAAACCGGATGTGGGTGGGGAACCCGAACAAGATCCGGTCCCAGCTGTTGTTGAAGACCCAGAACCTGCAGGCAGTTCCGATGCAGATGATCCCGATAGCCAGGGTAGTATCCCTGCTACTAAAGAGATTGAAGATCCTCCCGATACGATCGAAGAATGGGAGAGTAATGCAAAGGCTTTAGAGGCCGAGTTAGCAAAGGAACGTCAGAAGACCTCCAGTTGGAATGGCAGGATCACTGCAGCCAACACGAAGGTTAAAGAACTGGAAGAGAAGATTGCCACTATGGAGTCAGCAGCAACAAAGGCTGTGACCAAAGAGGCCGATGCTTCCAACGATTCTGACAATGAAGTACTTGAACGATTTAGAACAGACTTCCCAGAGCTGAGTAATGTTGTCGATATTATGCAGAAACGTATTGATGGTGTTATTGCAACAGCCCCGGCAAAAGCTGCAGATCTTAACACCCCGGCATCCCCTGCCAGCCCAGATTCGAGTATCGATGATGGTGCTGCTACTAAGGCAGCTGAGGTTAAAAAGGTTATGGATACACATCTTGCTTCTATTCGAAATGTGCACCCCGATTTACCAGAGATGGTAAACAGTGGTGTATTGCTATCTTGGATTAATAAACAGCCTTCGTATATTCGTCCTACCCTGGAGACCATTTACAAATCTGGCAAAGCCGAAGATGTAATTACAATGGTCACTAACTTTAAAGAAAGCACGGGATGGAAATCCGTGCTTAAACCGGCAGACGGAAAGACCACTACAGCACAAGATAAATTAAACTCCATGAGAGAGGTCCAGTCAGAAACACACACACCCGACGGTAAGGTGATTGACAGAGAGGACTACGATCAGGGAGCAAAGGATGCTGGGTTATAAGTCTGCTAATCCAATTAGGAGAAATACCTTATTATGAGCACAACAACATATGGTGATATATCCCCTCGTACGGCAGCTTTCGTTGTCCGTGATCTTCTGAAACGTGGCATGCCGTGGTTAATCCTGGAGAAGTTCGGCCAGGCCAAACCGTTGCCCAGCAAATCGACCAAGACCATTCAGTTCCGTCGTTATTACCTGGACAGCACTTTTACCTCTACCTTTGGAAGTGATTTCAATCCTCACGAATATTTCAAGGGTTCCAACTTTAGCCCTGCCAACAAGACCTTAACCGAAGGTGTGACACCGGATGCCACTATGATAGAGAGTTCTGACTACGAAGCCACACTCGTACAGTATGGTGATCGTGTTGTCATTACAGATGTTATCATGGACACTCATGAAGATCCTATCATGAGAGAGGCCGTTGATATCCTGGGTGAGCAGGCTGCAATTCTGATTGAGAAAACCCGTTACAACGTGTTGAAGGCCGGTACCAACGTCTTCTATGCACAGGGTGATGCCAGTCGAAGTGCTACCGACAAAGTGTTTTCTTTAAATGATCAACGGAAGGTAACCCGTTTTCTGAAACGTCAGCTTGGTAAACCGATCACATCTGCTGTGAAGTCTACCCCTGCTTTCGGTACAGAATCGATTGCTCCGTCTTTCATTTGTATTGTCCACCCTGACCTTGAGCCTGACCTCCGTGCCATCTCTGCTTTCGTACCTGCCGAGAAATACGGAACAATGACTCCTTGGGATGGTGAGCTTGGAAAGATTGAGGATGTCCGTTATTTGACCTCCACAATAATTGAACCCTTCTTGGGTGGTGGTGACTCCGGTGGAACCAATGTCCTTGAGACAGGTGGACAGGCCGACGTTTACCCCATGCTGTTCCTGGCCCGTGATGCTTATGGTATCGTGGCTTTCAAGGGTGCCAATGCTTTAACCCCGATGGTTGTCAATCCTAAGGCTTCGGATTCCGATCCGTTGGCTCAGAGAGGACACGTTGGTTGGAAAGGCTATTCTGCAACAATCATCCTGAACGACTTTTGGATGGTCCGTTTGGAAGTGGCTGTATCTGACCTGTCGTAAGTTGTAAATTAATGGATGCTGCCCCGGTCTCGGCTATCCCCCTGGCTGGGGCCACATCCTTAACCCCTACTAATTTATATGGAAGGATATAGATTATGAACTACATGAATAAAAAGAATGAAGACCTTTATGCACTCATGGAGAAATACGAACTTGACAAGGAAGACTACCTGGCCGACTCCGGTTCATTAAACCGGAAAAAGCTCAACAACATTTTAAAACTGATCGATGCCCAGACTGGCAAGGCCGAAGGTGTCACTGCTATTAAAGATGATGGTGAAGTTATCGACCACAAGCCTGAGCAGTCGAACGGTAAGCTACACAAATCCCTGAGTGGCATGATGGTAGAGCTTACTTTCTACAATTCAGACGAGAATGACTTACCCTACGTGCAGCTTGCACTTAATGGTATAGCACTTATAATCCCCCGGGAGAGACGGGTGTGGATACCTAAAGAGTTTATTGACGGTGTCTTGCAAAATGCTATTATGACCAAGATGAAAATGGATGTCGACGGCCAGGGGAAGATCCGGTACATCCCAAAAGCAGTTCCAAGATTTCAGCACACAGTGCACGACATCAAACACATCGACGTTATTCGTAAAGAGTACGACGATGAAAAAGCAAACAAATAATATAGGAGGCTATCCCATTGGCATTCACAGCAAATGATTACATATTAGATGCTGCTGAGTTGTATGGTGATACTGACTATGACCGAGTTTTTGAGGCAACCTGGATCAAGTACTTGAATGCTTCTATTCGAGCCTTGATCCTGGTCCGTCCAGATGCTGGGGCACAGACAGACAACCTACAATTAGTGGCCGGTGTCTTACAGACCCTGCCCAGCACAGCACTACGGATGTTAGATATCACAAGAAATATGGGTATAGATGGCCTGACGGCTGGAAAAATCATTACCCCAGTTGAACGTAAGCACATCGATTACTCCAACCTACTGTGGCCAGCAGCCACCGGTGATACAGAGATCGACAACTTTTCATATGACAAAGAGAACCCCAGAATATTCTACGTGACACCTCCGGTGTCTTCCAGTGTTGCTGTATATGTGGAGATGCAGGTATCACGACTGCCCACAGCTGTTGCAGCTATTGGTGATGACCCAGGTATTAATGATGTATTCTTTGAACCACTTGTGCAGTATATGTTATATAAAGCCTTCTCAGCAGATGATGAAGGTGTTGAGTTTCAGAAAGCTATAGCATACATGCAAAACTTTTTTAACTTAGTTCAGGTTGAGATGGCTGCAGCAAATAAAGCCGGACCTGAAACAAAGGAATAATAAACTATGGCAGCTACAGCATCAGCAGGGTACACTCTGCTAAACGACTTCTTGGCTGAGACACTACAGTATTGTAGTGGAGCACCTGGTATAATGTTGAGGATACATTTAATAAACTCAGCTATAGACCTGTGCAAAAAGTCTCAGATTTTAAAGAAGACACCCTCCCCGTTGTCTTTGGGTGAGGATGTTCATACATACAGTTTGAAGTATCCCCAGAATAGGTATCGTGCTATTGCTGTAGATGAAGTGAAGTTTGGTACTTCTGGCAGACCTCTTGTACGTACAACAGAACGGGAGATGGACGGTGCTCAAACCAATTGGAGATCCACTACTGGCAACAAGCCTACAAGGTATTGGCTAACAGATGATTTAAACAAGATCCGTGTGTGGCCTACACCAAAACAGGATATAGACGAGGATCTTAACGTTGCCACTATTGTCACATACAGACGGGGCCAGGTGGAAGTGGATGACTTTATCTACGAAAAGTGGCACGAGATTATTCAAGCCGGTGCTCTTTCCAAGGTTCTTGCTATACCAAGTGCTACCTGGTTTAACCCAGATCTTTCCCGGGGGTTTGCCCGAGCATTTAAGCACGGTATACGAGAAGCACGTAAGACAACCCTTACAGGAACAGGTAAGTTTCCTGGCAGAGTAATCCCTCAGAACTTTATTGTTGTTGGGGGTAGCAATACACAAACTGGAGGATCGACATGGGAGTAAAATATACAAATAATGCAGAGGGACTTCTGGCTGGCAACATAGCCGATGATGCCACAACACTAACACTGCAGGCAACGGCTGGCAATTATTTTCCTCCTGTTGTGGGAGGTAGTGGAGATTTCTTTTATTGCACACTGGTCAACACGGCCGGGGCCATGGAAGTTATAAAGGTCACTGAGCACACTGCAGACTCAAATACGTTCCAAGTAATTGAACGTGCAGCAGACGGACTTCGAGATCAGACGGCAGTAGCCCTTGCATGGTTAGCCGGGGATAAGCTCCATGCCAGGTTAAACGTTAAGATAATGCAGACAGATATATACAACCTGGATGACGATCAGGCTATTATATTTGGTGCTGGTCCGGATGCACAGGTAAGTTCAGATGGCACTTCCTTGGTAATTAAGAATGGTGCTGGTGATGAGACCATGGCAAAGTTCACACAGAACGGTATTGTTGCTCTGTATTACAATAACTCAATCAAGTTTGCAACGTCAAACACGGGTGCCATAGTAACGGGTATTCTGGCAGCAGACGGCTTGTTTCTATCCGACGATGAGTACCTCATCTTTGGTGCTGGTGACACGTCACACTTGTATTCCAATGGTACTGACACATTTTTTGGTGACAACAACCCAGCTGTAATTATGCAGAAGTGGGTGTCTGGTGCAGGTGTTGAGTTGTACTATGCAGACGGCAAGAAGCTTGAAACAACCAACACAGGTGCCAAGGTAACCGGCACCCTGGTTGCCGACGGCCTGACCCTCGGGG